AAAGTGTTTCATACCGTTTGGCGCATCAGTCATGATGAAGAAAGCATCAGTGTCAGTTAAGAAATGGTTGACTCTGTAACCTTCTGGGATCATTCCCATATTCATCATTGCATTGATGTCGTTTTTAGCAAACGCAGATGAACCACCAGGTGTAGTAGATAAAGGTGATTTCATGATTCTCTCAGCAGTAAATTGCAATTCTTTTGGAATTACTAATTTTCTACCTTGTAGAGCGATCTTTAATCCTCTTTCGTCTACGAAACCAGCGATATCAATTAACGCTTGTTCTAACGATGTTTCTGACAAGTCAGCTGCAGTAGAAAGTTCATTTCTGAAAGTTCCACCATTAGACAATGGGTGGTCAGTAGTACAAAGTGCTTTACCGTCACCTCCATTGTAAGCGCCACCAGTATCAAACGCGTTGTTTAATACGTTAGCTGCAGTGATTTGTTTTGATTGCGCCATCGATCTTGCAAGAGCTCTTGTGTATCTAGAAGCCAATCTGTCATACAAGTTGTCTTCAATAGCTTCTTCAGTAATTGAGAAAGCTAAAGCAACTGTATTGTGAGTGTATCTAGAAGTGTAAGCTTCAGTCGCTTGATCAAAAGTTACCATTGCACCTTCTGCTTTGGTAGCTGCTTGACCGAAACCACTTAGCATTACTTCTTCTTCAAACGCTCTGTCAGAAGCTTCAGATGCAAAGATCTCAGCATGTTCGTTGTCGTATCTGTTATATTCCAGGCCAAATAGTGCATTCAAACCTGGCTCTAGTTCTTTAACTAGTTGTGATCGTGATATAGCCATAATTTAAACTCCTATTATATGCCGACTCCGCCTCGAGCGTACCCGAAGAAGTGTCTGTTGATTCTAACTAACACATCAGCATTAGTTCCAGCTTCATCATCACCCACTTGTTGTGAGATATCGATTGCTTGAAGAACTAACTGTGAAGACGTACCCGCAGTTGAGTAGTCTAATTGTGCAGTTGAGATTCCTGTTAGTGTGCTTCCAGTTGTGTCAGTTACACTGAAGTTTTGGAAGATGTCCGCTATTTGGAACGAACCATCAGAATCAATTTGGTAAACAACATCTGGATCATCAATAACTGTAGCAACAATGTCACTAGCGTTAACAGTTCCAGGATAGTAATTTTTCCAAGTTGGCTTCTGAGTAGTAGGGTCTGTATAGAAGACGCCATTAAAAACACCCACAACATCATTAGAAGTTCCACCTGTATGTTTCTCAATTCCACCAGCGGCAGTTGGTTGAACCAAATCGCCTTGGTAAATTGCAGTTCCATAGTTGGCAGCAATTCTATATCTGTTCTGTGCGTTAATAAATGGAGAGCCATCCAGTTTTCTAACTGGTCTTAGGCCGTATTTCTCAGCAGTATTTGCCATGTTATTACTCCTTATTTATTAAGTTACAATTTACTTTGGGGAGGTTATTGTCATAAAATTAGGACTTATTCCCACCACCAAAAGTTACGCGAGATTGTCTATTAATATTAATAGGCATCTCAGGTCGTTGTTCCTTCATAAGATCGTTATCAACCGCGTTAACTCTATCTTGAGTAATTCCTTTGAAATACTCCGCACGGCTTTGTGCAATCTCTTCAGGTATCCTTCCCAACACAAGGCCAGCAACCCCGATCAAACCTGCGTATTGTCCGTCTCGAATAACAGGAAATGAATGATCACCTAATTGATTTTTAATCTCTTCGGCTCTCACAAATTCCCATCCTTCTCTCATTTTCTTCGATACGTTAGCCGTATCTTGAAAACCCATTGACTCGGTTCTAATCCATCTATGGACATAACCGTCTGGCGCAGGTGGTGCATCCAGAGATGATGGTGGCGCCCAAGGTTTTCTTCTTTCAGATTTAACCTCAGTAGACGCGCGTGAAGTTCTATTTATTTCTTCGCTCATACTATTGTACCTCCTTCACGTATTTAGCGTATTCTTCTAGTGGCACCCCTAATTTTTTGGCAATAGCCACCTGTGATTTGGTGAGTCTCACAGTTTTGCGTCCTTGTTGTTTTCTTCCAGCGGAAGCAACGGTTTGGACGGGTTTCCGTTGTATCTCAGTTTCAGATTGAGCAAATTTATGAGGGAAATTTTCCTTCATTCGTTTGTCAACTTCATTATAATACTCATCACTTTCCACATCAATACCCATGCCCACTAGTTCTTCATGGATGGTAAATGCAGCATTAGTCATGATCTTATCATTACCAAACCAAGTATTTTTTCCAGCCCATGCCTTAGCTTTTTCACTAGCTTCAGCTGGTTGTTGCTGGTATTGTTGTTCTTGTTCTGGTTTTTGAGATTTCTGTTCTTCAAGAGCTTTTAATCTGGCTTCTCTATCAGCCATTTTGATTCTAGCTTTTTCTTTTTCAACAGTAAGTCTAGTAAGCTCATCATTAGCTTCCATAATCTTATCTGCATCATTAGACTCAATAGCATCTTTAAGCTTTTGTTTAACTTGCTCTCTTTGAGAATCTACTCTTGCATCAAACTCTTTTAGATATTGTTCGTCTGCAGTATCATATTTCTTTTCATAATCAGAATATTTTTTCTGCAAACTTTTTGCATAATCCAAAGCAGCTTGTTCTCTTCTTTCAGCTTCTCTGTATCTTCTTGTTAACTTATCAATTCTTTTTTGAACTCCTTCAGAAAAATCTTGTAAGTTAGTTTCTTTAGATTCTTCTTTAACTTCAGATTGAGAAGTTTCTTCAACTTCTATTTCTGGTTTTTCATCAGATTTAGAATCATAAGATTGATAACCTAAATCAACTTCACCTTTATTAAGATCAGGTTGATTATCTTCTGACTTTTGTTCTTCTTTTAAATCGACTGACGTTTCAGTTACATCATCCGTATCTAATTCAACTTCAGGTTGTACCTTTGGTTGCAACTCTTCTTTCGACATATTTTATTACTCCTTATTTAATATAGATGAAGAATATCTTCTGGTTTATCGATAGTAGCGATGATCTCATCATCATTTAAAATACGGTGTTCACCATATTTCGTTTTAAATCTAGAACCTGCGTATCTTCCATAGATTACAAATTGTCCTTGTTTACACCAAGGGCCTTCTGGAAATTTAGATTTATCTTTGTAACAAAGATCACCTAAAGCTACGACTAATCCAACAACGGTTGTCATTTGAATTGTTTCACTTGCGTTATCAGTTAATAAAATACCACCCTTAGTTTTCTTTGGTCCAGCATATGGTCTAACCAATAATCTGTATCCAACAGGTTTAGGTATTACTTCTAGATATTTTTTAATCCCTTCGGGATCAGTAGGTATCTCCATCTCTTTAGATTCTGGAGCAACCTTTTCTTTTGAATTTGATAGACCCACTAAGGTACTATCAGGTGTTACTATCGTCATCGATATTCTCCTCTGTTTTCTGCAGGTCTTTTAGATCCTGTAGCAGTGCCTCAAAAGCACTGAGTTTTCCTCTAGAATACTGGAGTTTATCGATTGTGTCTACATGGTACACTAAATCCTCTTTAACACGTTCCATTTGTTTTTTAATAAAGTGTCTTAAAGTTTGTAGTGTATCTAAATCAAGATTCATTAAAATAACCGTATATTTTCTTTGTTATATCTGTTCTAAAAGGATCATTCTTTTTCCATAAAGGAGTACCTTCATCTAATCCTTTAAAACCTTCTTGAAAAAATTTAAATTCTTTTTGTCCTGATGCTCTAGAAATAGCTTTAGACATAAAAATATCTTCACCATTATATACTTCATCATATTTATCCCAAAACTGTTTTGCATCTTGTATTACAGCAGGTAAATACCATGTATCAACCATCACGCCACAAGTTAACAATATAGGTGCTGTATCAGTTTTAAACTTAGGTTGTTTTTGATAAATATCATCATAGAACCATCTTGGATGACACCCTGCCATAGGTTCTTGTAAATTAAATAGTCTAATTAACATTTCAGGTTCATAAACCCAATCATCATCTTGAATAAATACATATCTATTTTTACAAGATAAAGCAAAAGTGTATCTTGATAACAAACCTAAATCAGAATCTTTAGGCATATGGATTAATTTAATTTTTTTAGGCTTATTTTTAATTTCTATTCTATCAAGTGTAACAACAAGAATTTCAGATATCTCAGGTGCATCTTTGTATGCACTTAATATCTCCATTAAGTTTTGTTTTCTTGTACAGAAAAAACTAACACTTAACATAAGCTGATTTTTTATTACCAGTTATAAATAACTTCCATTTTAAATGTTGCATATATTTGTCTACAGTAATCATATCAATTTTATCTATATCATCAAATACAATAAAACCACCTGGACTCATCCGATCATCAAAAAAACATATTTCTTCAAATACCCATTTGATTGCATGTAAACCATCAAGATGAACTAAATCATATCTAGCTAATTTATATTTTTTACCTTTGATGAACATTGGATATCCATCATGAAATCTTTTAAAATATTCTGAAGACTCTAGTTGTAAAAAGATAAAATTTTTATCTTCATTATCAACTATCGCTTTTTGAAGATACCAACGTTTTTCATCACCGTAACGAAAATCAACTTTATTTTCTTTAAAGTCCGCATCAGTGTGTGTGTAAGGAGCGGATCCGAAAGGGTCAACACCAATGTGATAGTGATGAGCATCAGGATAAAGCTTTCTATAATCATCTATAATTCTTTTTGAACCTCCACCTTCATGTACACCAATTTCTATTGTAACACCATATTTATTTTTTAATTCTTTTAAACATTTTTCAAAAATGTCTAAATCTTCTGGATGAGAACATCTGTATTGATTCATACAAGGTGTATAATTGTATATGCTTTAAATTGCAACTACTTTCGTTTTATCAAATCAGTAGCTTTCAAACCGTACACGCTCGCAATTACTCCTACGAATATGGTTTGATACCAAAATGGAAGCTGTGAAAAATAATCAAAAAACAATTTCATTTTCTCCATTGCACTTGGATCATCTGAAAACACTGCCCATGAAAGCATCACTATGGGCGCTGAGAGCAAGAGTAAAATGAATTCGTCTTTCCAGTCCGATTGTCTTGCTTCAAGAAGTTTGCCCTCGTATTCTTTCTCTCCTCTGGCCATTGCCTCTGCCGATCTCAACTGAGCATCTGACATTGCCTGCTTTGTTTTCTGACGGTTGGAGTAAATATGGGCTCCAGTCTTTATCGCCATTCCTAATAGATTGAACCATGCCATAATAATTACTTTGTCTTCTAATTCCTAAATATGGTATCATTTCATGAATAACAAATAAAGCCCTCTCTCCCGTTACTCTCCATTTATAGATCTGTTTATGATAATTACTTCTTAATCTGGGTTCACAAATACTTCCACATTTAAAAAATTCTAAAAATTTGTAGACTACATCTTTATCAGTCATACCAACACAGGCTTGAATTTGATGTCTTATTTTACCGCTTTTGTATTTACCATTTTTGTGATAACCAAAAGTTCCTTCACCCTCAAAAATTCCAGATAATAAAATTAATTTTTCTTTGTCCGATAAAAATGACCACATACAGATTTATAGCAAATCTTTTATATAATCTCCACCTTTTGCTATAATAACTTCCCCTCCTGTTGATTTTTTATCTGTTCCTTTAGTTCTCATTATTCTTAAAGCTTCTGAAATTTGTGATTCTACAGAAGATGAAGGATCAACATCATCTCTCATAATTTTATCAAATTTTTTATGTAAGTCAGGTCTATTTTTTAAGACTCTCTTAGCTATTAAACTTCCAATATATTTAAGCGCCATTATTTAAATTCCTACAAATTGGACAACCTTTTTTAAATTTTTCATGTTTCCAGCAAGATTGTTTTTCAACTGGTTTTGGATCGTAAACTTGTTTTTTAGGTGTAAACAATTTTTTTATCCATTTAAACATTATCTAACTCCTATAAATTTAAAACCTTTAACTTGTATTCCATTATTACCAGGATACATATTTTTATCTGTCGTGTCTCTATGAGGACATTTCATTCCACCTTCTCCAAATTTAACTGGAGGTACTTGAGAATTAGGACCCTTTTCAGGTGGTGGACCAAATTTTTTTCCTAATCTATTTTTCACAATAAATCCTTATCTACGTTAGAAGATATTACAACTTCACCGCCATCTTCATAAGACTTAAAACCTGATAAAAAATTATTCCCTGATACATTATTTTTAATTTGTGTTCCAGGTGTCTTACATGGAGGAAATGTTCCATCTGGACATAATTGTGTTTTAGGTTTTGCATCCATATCTGTCATATTTATATTTTTTGGAAATCCAATAATACCTGCATCTTTCATGTAAGGTTCATCAAGGCTGCCAATTTTAGTGTCTAAAGGTCTTTTTGTTGCTCTATAAAAATCTCTGTTAATTGGCATGATCTTTTTGTTACTAGTGAAGTATTCTCCCTTAGCTCTTTTTGCTCTTCTTTGATTTTCAATTGTTTTCAATGCCGTTACAGTCATCCCAAAAGGAGTTACAGGTAATATACTGAATTGTCCTATATTGTTTGCAACTTTAGTACCTACGTTTTGTAAAGTCCTTGTAGGACTACTTCCTACATTACCAAATTGTCGAGTGTCTTTTCCAAACCCTCCTTCTCCTCCTGTATCTCCAGGACCTGGTGTATTGCCACCAAAATCTGCTTGAGAAGCATCTTTACCACCCTTTGCTTTAAGAACTTTAAACTTTCTTCTTCGCATTTCTTTGCTCCATTTGCATTGCTTGTAAATCTAATTTATCTCTTGCAACTTGTAATCTATTATCTGACTGTTGCTCTTGGTTTTCAACTTTC